CCCACATTCGCCTCCTTCATTTAGCCTGAAGATGAACAGTACATGGCTGACCTAGCAGCCGCAGACAAAAGAACCTTCTTTACCGAAAGAAGCTTCACCAAGAAAAGAGGAGAAAGAAAGCATGGACGGCTACCAATACGACTACACCGCATACTACATAGCATGCCCCAGATGTGGTGCCCTCTCTTCTGGACGAAATGTTAGATGTGGAAGATGCAACGCGACAATAAACGAAAGGAGATAAAAACATGAAACTGAAAGACTACATCCAACAGGAAATACGAAAGGGCAGAAGAGACTTTGACATAGGAATAAACCTAGACGGTACAGTAGACGACAAATCACCAACCCGCGTAAAATTTCAAGTAAAATGTAGCTGTGATAAAACATGACCAAACACCCTTTTATTTCATATCACATAAAAGTCAAAGCTGGCACACCCTTGAAAGACTTACCTAGACCCAAAGACGCGATGGTGCATATTACCTATGATTACTACTAAACGTGACGGCAGCGGGCAGGGCAGACGAGCCAACCGCGGCAGAGGCGGATGCTCGGACACAAGAAGCAGAGGAAGAGGAACAAACCGCAGATGATCAGCATTCCACCCCGCGAGCTGATAGACACGAACCTGTTAAAGGTTGACGGCGAGAACCCCAACCGCATGACAGACAAGCAGCACCAGCGACTCAAAACTTCAATCGAAAAGTACGGCTTCATAGTCCCCATCATAACCAACAAGGACCTGCTCGTAGCAGACGGAGAACAGCGCCTCACAGTCGCACAGAGCCTTCAAATGCGCCAAGTACCTATTATCAGGCTACCTGTGGAAGACGTTGACCGCAGACTGTTAAGACAGGTCCTCAACAAGCTACGGGGAGAACATGAGCTTCTGCTGGATGCGCAGGAGTTTGAGCGTATTATAGAGGCTGGCGGAGAAGACGACCTCAAACACCTGCTAGACCTGTCAGACTCTTCGTTAGAAAAGTATCTCAGAGAAATCAGGGAGCCCCACGAAGAGTCTTACGATGTTCCAGAGATAGACAAGGTAGAGACGGACATCAAGCGAGGAGACATCTTCAGGCTGGGCGGTCATAGGCTGATGTGCGGAGACGCAACAACAGACATCCCACAATTAATGGGAAAATCAAAAGCAGAAGTTCTATTAACAGACCCACCCTATGGAATAAAAGCAGTAGAAAAGTCAGGTTGCTTATCTGCACGATACAAGCCAATAATTAATGACGATTCGCCATTTGACCCAACATTCCTTTTAGGGGAAGCATCAACCACAATTTTATTTGGGGCTAATTATTACACAGATAAACTACCAATATTATCGTGTTGGTATGTTTGGAATAAACACGCTTTAGGTAAAGAATCAACAGACCAAACCGATTGCGAATTAGCGTGGACAAATCAAAACAAACCATCAAGAATCTATAACTGTGTATGGACGGGGTACTGGAGAGAGGGAGAATCTAATAAAAATCCTCGAACGCACCCAGCACAAAAACCGATTAAATTAATGGCGAACTTAATCACTAATAACTCCACAGAAAACGATATTATTCTTGACCCTTATGGTGGTTCTGGCTCTACTCTTATCGCCTGTGAGCAGACGGGCAGACGCTGTTACATGATGGAGATTGACCCCAGATACTGCCAAGTCATCATAGACAGGTGGCAGGCGTACACAGGACAGAAAGCAGAAAAAATTGGTACTAAATGTGAAAAATCATGTATAGCCGAATAATCACAGAAGAAATCGTGAGGCTACAGGCTAACGGCTTCACCATCAAAGAAACACAGGATTACCTACAGGAACACTACAGCATTCGCCCGCACCGCAACACAGTTCACAACCATCGCCACAGCCCCATTGGCGTAGAAATGTTGCAGGAACTAATCAGACATCAAGAACGGAGCATCCTCAAAGCAGACTCAGACAAGCCCGCGCTCGCCATGAAGTACCGAGCTGATCTTATCGGCAAGATGATGGACAAGCTCATGCCCACCAAAATAGAATCATATCAGAAAATGGATGTAACAGAACGCAGGGAGGTGGCAATTGACTTTGGTACTCTCGCCCCAGCAGAAAGAAAACTCATTGAATCTGTTGCTCGAAGATATATCAAAGCAAACAATACGGCAGAATCTGCTTCTCTTCACTGAATGGATGGGCTACACCAACGCTCTCTTTCATCAAAAATGGTACAAGTTTCTCGGCGAACAGTTCAGCCCACTCAAACACAAACCAGAACTTCTAAAAAAATACCTGCAGCTCTGGCCCCGAGGGCACGGCAAAACCACAGGCATTATACTTTACATTCTCTGGCTAATCGGCAACTACCCAGACATCCACATACAGATAGTCAGCAAAACCGCAAGCCAAGCAGAAGCAATATGCACCGCCATCATGAGCACCATAGAACATGACAGCAAATACAAGAGACTCTTCGGCAACCTCAAACCAGATCAACCAACAAAGTGGACAAGCCAACAATTCATCATAGAACGAACTGAAATATCAAAGAACCCCACAGTCAAAGCAACAGGGCTCATGGGGCCAATCACGGGCGGACGAAACGACCTCATAGTATGCGATGACATCATAGACGAAGAAAATGTGAGAACCCGCCTGCAACTAGAAAAGGTAAGCACATGGTTCAACAAAATCCTCTACCCCACACTATACCCATGGGGCGGCATAATCGTCATAGGCACAAGATGGAGCTACGCAGACCTCTACAGCGAACTCATGGAAAAATGGAATCACTCAGTCCTCAAGGCAGTCAACGAAGACAACACCGTGCTATGGCCCCAATACTGGCCCCTCAGCAAACTTGAAGAACGCCAACAAGAAATCGGCACAATCATATTCAACTGCCAGTACCAAAACGACCCCACAGGCATGGAAGGCACACTCCTCAAATCAAAGTGGCTGCAACCATACACATACGAACCATCAAGAAACGCAGTGTACTATGCTGGGATTGACCCTGCCCTCGGAGAGGGGGACCTGCAAGCAATAGCGACTGTCGCCTACGATCATGGCGAAAAAGAAGGGTTCTTGGTTGACGTGTGGGCGGACAACATCAGTTTTCCCTTGTTTCTGCGTAAAATCCGGCAGATGCACCAGCAGTACCGCTACAGCAAAATCTTCATTGAATCAAACGCGTTCCAGAAGGTGCTCATGACAGTGCCCGAGCTTACGGCGCTGCCTACGGTGGATACAATCACGGACAGGGATAAGGAACGCAGATTTATTGCGATGAGCAGCCACTTCGAGAGTAAGCGAATCCTCGTCAATCCGCTGCTGCTGAACAGGTCGGAGTTCTGGAATGAGTGGGTGCAGTTTCCGCGGGGGCACTACGATGACGCTTTGGATGCTGTGGAGATTGCGGTCAGGAACATCTTAACGTCGGGTTCCAGTGACGCTTGGGTGTTCGGTTGATTGCGGAACCTTTTATAAGATAGTTATTACCAAAGAGTAAGTTTGGAGGCGAATAAACACGAAAGTAGCCATCTATCATCCCTTCTTTGACCTGCCCGACAACTACAGCCTCAGCCACGTCGTAAGAGAGCAGATGCTCATGCTCACCGAACACGGGCACGAAGCCCACTTCATAACAAGCATAGGCTTCAACGACACGGTGCCAGAGGGCGTGGTCGTGCATGCAGTCCTGCCGCATACGTCAACCCACGAAATCAAGAAGGCAGCAGCCAAGGTAATTAAGAAGTGTAAGGTTACGCTCACACATGACATCGTCTACTTGGACAGCTACAGGAAGCACGCTGAAGCCCTAAGCAAAATCCCCGCCCATTACATCCACTGGATACATTCTGCGCCCGTAGAACATGCCAAACGAGAGCCCATCGACGGCACCTACATCTGCATGAACTACACTGACCTGCCCCTCTTGGCAGAGCAGTTCGGTATACCCGAAAGCAGATGCAGAGTCGTCTACAACCCAGTCAGCCCAGACGTGTACTTTGGCTGGCACCCATTCACATGCTACCTCGTCAAGAAGTATGGCTTGCTCGACTGCGATGTGCTAATCACCTATCCGCTGGACACGGGCAGATTCACGGCGAAGGGCGGCTACAAAATCATAAAGCTTGTCGAAAAACTCAGGGACAAAGAGAAAAACGCCAAGGTCGTGTTCGTTAATGCGGCTGCCAACACCAAGAACCGCAGAGCACAAGTTAAGGGACTGAGCAACGACTACACCATATTCACCAGCCTAGAACCAACAGAAGAAAACGATTACACTATAGAATATGATGAGGTAAAGAAAGAGTTAGAACAATATAACCGAGAAGCCATCAAAGAAGCGGAAAGTAAAGGGCTTATTTGGACAACCCACACAATGCCACCGCCAACAAGTGAATACATGCCACTCAAAGAGTATGAGGTGGTTGTGCCCCGCCAAGTCGTCCGTGAACTGTTCCAGATAAGCAACGTCTTCCCCTTGCTGTCAATAAGCGAGGGCTGCAGCCTGACCATGCTCGAAGCCGCGCTCGCCAAGAACCTTGTGATACTGAACGAGGACTTCCCAGCCATGAAGGAGTTCGGCGAAATCGACCACACACTCTACATGAAGGTCAGCAGCACCAGATGCACGACACGCTATAACCCCAACGAGGAAAGCTACTACAGGGACTGGGCTAACATCATAATCTCTAAGCTGGAGAGCTGCCACGTTAACCGTTTTAACAGAAAAGTGCTAAAAAAGTTCAACCGTGAATGGATATGGCAGAATCAGCTGGAACCTCTGCTAAAATGAAAATAGTCTACAACAACTGGGAAAACGAAGACGCAGGCGACTACACATTCGACACGATAAAACACACTATCCAAGCCTGCAACGTAGGCTACCATCTAATCAAATCAACGAAAGGCTGGTCTATTATACTTGACAGCGAAGACGGCGTAAGAAGCGAAGTCATGCAGGCAATCGCCATGCAGCTGAAGGCGATGCGAAAGTACCCTTACATGGATGGCAAAATCGATAAACTACTCACCTACCACATAGAAGAAGACTCTTCGTGAATGATGACTTCCCATTACCACGCCCCTAACCTCGACAAACTAAGCCTCGACGTAGGCAGCGGCGGAACACCAAGAGGCAACGTCAACATAGAACTCTACTACCCACGAAGCAGACACACACCCAACCCAATAAAGAAGCCAACAGTCATCTGCGACGCCCACAACCTGCCCTTCAAAAAGGACTGCTTCGACGAAGCCCACTGCATCCACACCCTAGAGCACCTACACAGCCCATATAACTGCCTCAGAGAAATCCTCCGCGTAATGAAGCATGATGCGGTGCTGCATGTTGAGGAGCCAGACGCTGCACGGGTAGACTGGGAAATCCCACAGCACAACTACAGCTGGAACCGCTTCACACTCAACTGGATACTGCAGAACGTGGGCTTCAAAGTGCCAAAACCCGCCGCTCCCATAGGCAAACAATCTCTCAAGATCGACGCAATCAAAACCAGATGGCGAGCCTACGGGCAATGGATGGGAGTCTACCAACTCGACGAAAAACCCCGCCAGCCAATCAACCGCAAACTAGAGTATCCGCCAAGACCAAAACTGAATCAGACCCCAGACTATAAGGGCGCAGACTACACATTCAAGCTCCGAAACATGAGCATAAACCGTCTATGCCCCAGAACACCCATCAAAGACATCAACTTAAACGCGCTGCAAATATGGATCAATCACCTCGGGCGGGCAATCTACAATCCAGTCACGGCATGGCAGAGCCCAGACGGCGAAATCCACATCATGCCAGACGGAGACCACAGAACACGCATCCTCTGGGAAATCGGCGACCCCCACGTCACCGTCATGCTCCGCCAAAGCAAAAACCAGCACCCGAAAGGGCAGGAATACACTGATTGGGTCCGCTGGAGCAGCCAAGCCTCAGAACCCAACACCTACCCAAGAAACCTAGAACGAAAGCAGGGATTCAACTACTACCCCAACATCAACCCGCCATCCCCAACACTGCAGAAATACTATGACATGCAATCCCACGACGGACCATACTATAGAGATACGCTGGACACGACAGCGTCAATCAGGGAAATCCTGTTCCAGCCCGGGCATGGGCGACTTTACCGCGAGCAAGTCCTCGACACCATAATTGAGGACGCGCAGATAAAAGACAAAACGGTTCTTGACGCATGCTGCAGCTACGGCTACTACAGCCACCTACTGCTAGAGCATGGCGCAAAATACTCGGATTGTGTGGAGGCCAGCCACTTCGCCTGCGCCATCGCACAGACAATCGCAGCCAGACGGCAGCTTAGATTGAAGGCGCATAACTGCACAACCCAACATTATCTCAAGTCAACCGACAAAACATTTGATGTATGCCTATTCCTAAACGCATTTCATCATCTGCTCGCAAAAAACAAGGAGGACGGCTGGAAAACATTGAATATGCTGCTTGACCGTTCAGACAAGCTTTATCTGATGATGGGCGTTACCGATCCAGACTGGCACGTCATAGATGAGTTCGGCGGCAGCATCGATGAAGCCGTCTCCAAGATGGCTGGCGTTCATCCATTGCCACTGCTGCAAACAGGCTACAGAAGGCGAATACTCTATGTTCTCTCACGAAATGCTTGACCGAGAAATCCACGTTGAACTCATCCACAAGCACTATAGCCAGCTTATAGAATGGTGCCGTAGATACCCTGAAGGCGCGCTTATGCTGTACGTGCCCACACACTATCTGCCCAAAGGATACTGCAAACCATGCCACAACAACGGCGACTCAAAAAGCTACTTCATGCGCCTACGCGAACTGCCAAATCCGCTGGGACTACACGTACATCTTGCACGCAGAGGCGAAATCAACACAATCCCCTACCAGATGCAGTACGACGCAATCAAACAAGGATTAAACTACCTCAACGAATTGGGCATAGTCGCATGCGACTTTGCGCCGGGCTGGTGGAGCTTCAACGGCGACACCCTCAGGGCATGCGCAGACTTGGGCTTAATACGGTTTCACATCCACGATTGGTTCATGAAAGACCTGCCCACAGAGCAGGTTCCAGACGGCATGACCATCGTGCAGGTGCATCATAACAGTCACGATTTTATGCTGGGTCCATCATGCAATTCAGCGTCTGTATCCCCCATCTCAACGATTACCTAGCCCTATGGTTCACAGTCCACAGCGTACAGCTAGACGCTGCCGAAGACTATGGACCCGACGACTTCGAGATTGTAGTATGCGACAACAACAGCAGACCAGAAATAAAAAAGAAGGTTGACAAGCTCTTCGCTGACCGAGTTTTATGGGGCAAATGGCGGCACCGAGTCGTCACATGGGAGACGCAGGGCGTAGATCAGGCACGCACCTGCGCAGCCGACAATGCTGAAAGCGAACTGCTATTCTTCCTTGACAGCCATGTACTTGTTAACAGGGGCTACTTCAAGACCGCCGTGGACTACATGAAGGCGCACCCCGAAGTAGGCATCCTCCACGCGGGATTAAGCTGGAACGGCTACAACAAGCAAGTCAGAGGAACCGCCTATAAGCTGAAGCTTGACACCGACTTCTGGGGCGACTGGGTAAGCCACAACACGCAGGCAACCGAGCCATGGCAGTGCGGCTCATCTGGGCTGGCAGCATTTGCTGTCCGAAAGCATGAGCTACAACAAGTCGGCGGATTCAACCCGCATTTTCTGAAGTATGGCGGCGGAGAAGTTTACATTGACCTGAAGTACTGGATGTTCGGCTACCAAGCTGTCGTTCATCCCAGCCTGCATGCGGTTCACAGCGGGCATCACCGCGATTATCAGTGGGATAACGGCACTTTGTGGGTGAATTTTGGCATCTGCGCCTACGTGATTGGCGGCGAGGAGTACCTGCAGAAGAAGCTTCGGGCAAGCATAGAGAAGGAGCCGCATATGCGGGAGCGTTTTGAGCATCTGGCGGAGATTGCTCGGGCTCGGGGAGAGGAGGAGCGTATGTGGCTGCTTTCTAACGCTGAGTTCACGTTGCCTCAGGTGCTGGAGAAGTTTCAGGCAGAAAACATCTATTATTAACCACAGAATTGATAAGCAACCTACCAGAGAGGGGGTTGTGGAGGTGAAAAAACATAAAGAAAACATCAATAATTGCAGCATTATCACTTCTGTTTCTGGTGCTGTTGCCCTCCGTTAATGGGCAGGTAGAAACTCAAGTCAGCAACGCGTCTGTCGAAGGAATATCATATGTGCCTGATTTTCCTCTTCTGGAGATATATGAGTCCTGCAGCTACTTCACCTATACATTTGCCCTCAACAAAATAGATAATTGGGGAGAAAGAGTCTACTTTACAGTCTGGGTGGAAGCCGATGTAGTTGCAAACTGGAGCATTGGATTCAGCGCGAACACTCCCCCGGGACTGCAGGGGATATACCTTGACGACAAAACAGGAATCATCACGATATGGACTGTTATGGCGGAGTTTCCCTATGAAGAGAAGGATGGCACATACTATTATCGGATGCACTTTTTCTTTGAGACCTCAGTGTTTAAAGGCGGAGTAGTGCGCGTTGCCGCGAACTATTTGAGTGCTCCAACATTCACGGGTAGCGAGTTAACTGTGGTGCGAGTGAAAAACAGCAAAACCGTCGATGGCGTAGAAGTATTCAAGTTCAAAACAGTGAAGCAGAAATGAACTATAACAGACTCTACTACAATTCAATGTCATGCACGGTGCAAGGCAACAAGATATATGTGGAGCCACGCTTTCTCTGTCCTGTCTGCGAGAACAGACCGCAGTCTGCAGTGGCGAAGTCATATATTTTTAACACAAAAAAAGTTTTTGACTCTAACGAGCCAGTCACGTTCACGACAACATGCTGTAGCCTGCAGATAACATTGAATGTTGCAATCCACAAAGAATTAGATACGGAACCACAGGTTTGCATTAGTGTTCCCGAATCGCCAATACCCGAAAACTGGTGGTTAACACTTGGCTGAAATCTTTAGTGACGGCTTCGAGAGTGGCGACTTCAGTGAATGGGACGGAGCAAGTGGAGACCCCGCAATCGTTGAAGACCCCGTTTACCAAGGAGATTATGCAGCCGAGTTTTCGTCTTCCGATGTAGAATATGTGTATCAGACCTCCGACTCGAAAACGCTTCTTTACCGAAGATTTTATGTTTACTTTAGCAGTCTCCCATCGTCAGGCAATCTAGTTTGTTTAATGAGCCGCTACGGCGGAGACGACCGAGCAGGATATGTAGGCGTCAGAAACAACTCTGGAACATACGAGTGGGGCATAAGCTACGGGACAGACACGCTAACTTGGGAGTGGTTCGGCACCCCAAACCCAACCACGGGAACTTGGTACTGCGTCGAGTCTATGGTTGACTGCGAAAATGAGGTAGAACTTTGGATCAACGAAGTTTCAGCTGGAACAAAAGCGACATCCTCAACGGCTGTCAGAGGCATAGCTGTTGGGATACAAGCTCACTCCGAAACTTTAACAGTTGACATTGACTGTGTCGTTGTAGCTGACGAATATATCGGGTGTTTAGGCGCAACCACCACGACTACGACAACGACGACAACCACTACTACAACGACGACTACGACGACGACCACTAGCACTACGACGTCGAC